GGTCAGCGGAGATATTCTAGCATAAACTTTGCTGGCTGGTAAGACAACTGTATAAGTACCATCTCCATTATTTGTTAATTCTTCTTGGTTTAAATCTGGTGTATAAGTCTCATGTGTGCTTAAGTCAAATACAAATTTTGAAGTGCCACTACATACTGGACACTGTATTTTAGTCTTATATTCTTCGCCATATGCTGCAGCTCTGGCATAAATCATAATTGCGTTCCTGTCTCCAATATAAAGACTCCTAGAGTTTATTGTCTTATCAGTGATTAAGTTTTGAATCAACTTATCTAACGCGAGACCTTTCCTAAGAAGAGATCGATTGGTTAAGATATCTTCATCTTTAGCTGTCATATAGTTAATTTCTATATCTCTTTTGCCATGTAGAGGATGCCCCTCAAAATAGGATCCAGCAGATGGCAACTCAACCATTTGGGTTGGTTTAACAAAATCCATCGGATTTGGCATAGCTTGAACTTCGCTATGCGCTGATGTGTGTCCTTTTAACGCACGTTCTTCATTGTTTCTTCTCATTTATACCTCATGTAATTTTTCCTGGACCTGTTGTGTATTCGGCCCAGTCATATTTAATATCTAGTGTGTACTCTACTAAGTCCTCAGATGAATAATCCAAAGAACCCCAAGTAATTTTTGTAATAAGAGGATTCTTTAATTCCCATTTTTCAAGCCAATTTACTTCGATTTTGCCATCGGTGTTCATTTGTCCTGAATCAATTTGATAGATTATTATGTTACTGAATGCGTTAACAGAAGATTTTTTCTCGATAGAAGTAAACATTCCATCAGGTGCATTCCCTGGTACTCTGTATCCCGACTTCATTAACAAATCCCATAGTTTTTCTGATGTACTAGATTTACCCTCAGTCGTATTGGAACCAAATGTCCCAAAGTCTACAAGAGTCATCGAGATATCGTTCCATTCAACCATACCGGGATAGTTAAAAATATGGTTGATCATTTTATATTGATCTGTTTTAATAGTAACACCTGGTTTTTCGACAGTCTTGACAGGGAACAGTGTTCCTCCATTCCCAAACTCAACGAGAAATTTATATTTTCTCTTTGGGTCTCGAAAAACTTTACTATTAGAGCTTCCTAAATCTGTTCCCCACCAAGTCATCTATTCCTCTATTCGGTGTATTTAAAAATTTCATCACCTTCTGCATCTGCGAATGTTGCCCAATCATATGTAATAGAAAGAGAGATTTCAGATAGATCTTCAGAAGCGTAGTCTAACTCGCCAAAGCCAATTTTAGACAAGAAAGGATTGTGAAGAGTCCAAGTTTCAACTGGATTCCCATCAGAATCAATTTGATTGATCACGATGGGACCAAGAGCTTCAACTGCCTTATTCTTTGAAATAGTTTCTAAAGCACCAGGAGCTTCAGGAAAAACATAACCAGACTTTCTTAGCTTTACAAGTAGTTTTCTGGCGGCATTCTCTGTGATAGGATCAACTAGGACTGCTTCAATAGTATTCCAAGTTACTTTTCCTGGAAATTTAAAGGTGTGACCCAAGTATTGATGTTCCGTGCCGGAAGAGATTTCGATCTCTGGCTTGTTAGTACTTTTGAGGTACCACAAGACTCCATCCTGCGTTAGATCGCCAATTTGCATTGTAAATTTATATTTTCTCTTTGGCTCACCATTAAAAGTTGGACTGCCAAGATCTGTTCCCCAAAACGTCATATTCTAAATCTCCTGTTTTAATTAATTAGTTGCTTATACGAAATCCGCGCCGGTTCGAGTAATGACAAAGTCGACAACAATGTACTCAATTGCTCTTGCAGGCTTGATGTAAATCTTCGCGTACATAATATTCCTATCAATAAGATCAGCAGTGGTAGTTGTGTCGTCCAAAATCAGCTTATAATCGCTCAAACCAAATCTTGATCTTGTATCAGAAAGTATTGGGTTTACTTGAGACTTAAATCGATTCCACGTAGACTGAACATTTTGATCAAACAAAAGATTCCTTGCAACGTTTGACACCTGAGCCTTGAGATAAAGAACAAGTCGACGAACATTAATTCTATCCAAGGCGGACTGATCAGATTGCAAAGTCTTCTGACCAAAAATGACTATTCCTTCTGACGGGAATGTTGCTATGGGGTTAATGTTGACTTCATAGAGTAAATCTCTTTCTTTAGAATCAAGGCGTTGTCTTGCTTGTATTACTTTTGGACCTCGAGCGCCACCTAGGTTTCCTAGACCTCCTCTATTAAAACCAGCTGGTGCAAACCAAAGTTCGGATGAAGCTTGGGATCTTCCAAATGCACCGAGAGCTGCAATAGATGGAGGAATCCAAACTAGTTTAGAGCTGTTTAAGTTGTCTGCGATTTGAACCCATGGATAAAAAGCACAAGCATAGCTCGAATTAAGATTTCTATTCTTAAGCGATGAAACAGCCGAAGAAACATTCCCAAGAGAATCAGAGTCTGAATCAAGTGTGTCTCTTTCAACAGCAGGAAGATAATCATTTTCAATGTCAATAATTCCCAAAACATCTTTTCTATCTTCTGCAATTGCAATTACTCTATCTGTGATCAAAGGCTTTCTGATTCCTGGGACAAGCAACAAGTTAGCAGGAACTACTTCAGGGTCTCTAATGGAATCAAGTGCTTTGTTAATAGTGTATTGCAAGTGATTGGTTACATCTGATCTCACTGTGCCCAATAGATCATCTCTAAAAGGGTCTTTTTCAGTAATGTCAAATCCTTCAAACCCACCATGCAATGGCATCAAAAACTGTCTCACATTCTTGTCAAGCAAAGCTCCGAAAGATGCACTTGCAGCATAAGACTTGTTCGCACCAGACTTATCGTAAGATCCAGAATCATATGTTACCACGTCAGTGGTCGTATCAATTTTTATGTCATCTAGAGTAAATATAAACGAGTGTTCGTAGTCAGTAGTGTTGCTAGGA